GCATCCCACTTGGCTGTACTGGCCGATTTCTGCGGACCAAATGGAGGGAAACGATAATGTCAAACGCAAAGCACACACCCGGCCCGTGGCAGGCCGTGCACGAAGGACACCGATTGTCTGTGTGGGCGGAAGGCTACGGTTTTATCCACACCTATGAAGTGCCAGAAGTGAACGTCGGGGCCACTGAAACGGCGAATGCCAATAGTCACCTCATCGCTGCCTCTCCCGAATTACTCGCCGCACTGAAACAGATCGAGGATTTTATGCCTCGCCTACCACCTGCTTTAGTTGATCGTATCATAACTGCCATTGATAAAGCGGAGGGACGATAATGCTCCTATACCTTGACTGGGTCCATTTACATTGTCATTCTCTTGCTGTGGGGAATGTGGCGAGGATGTGCTGGCCCAGCACCGATACGATCACACTCATAGGGAGGAAACGATAATGTCAGAAGCGACTTTCAAAGTAAGTCCAGACACGCACAATTTGGCGCTAGAGTGGGACCAATTAAGCCGGCGGAACACTGGTTACAGTAGTCACCGGAGCGTTGGGAACACACGGGTGCAATGTTCATTCTGTGACCATCGTGTCACGTGGCCGAAATACGCTGAGCATGTTGAAAAGCATCGCAAGGCAGGCTTCGTACTGCCGTTGTCAGTTCCAACAAAGCGGGATGCAATATTAGTTCGATGTGAATGGCTCGAAACAGACAGTACAGACAATGAAGAGTAATCGTGCCAGACCATAACCAAGACCATGATCATGGCCATTACTATTAGAGAGGAGATATTGTGATGGAAAATGACTTGTTTGGATACCCCCTGTCCCAGTCCGAGATAGACAAACGAGATGAAGAGGCCCGGCTAGAGGCCCTTGATGCCATGCAAGAGGCTTGGTGTCGTCTACAGGCTGAGATAGATGAGATAATGGGCCGGAAGCCCAACTAGACTGGGATCGTGCGTCTACGGGGCCGCTAGGGGCCTTTACGGGCCATTCCAAGGAGAGTGTATGCACCGTTTAGCTGAACTCTATGCCAAATTCAACCGTATCTTCTCGTGGTATTTCATGCCGTCCTGTCCACCACTTGAGACTCCCTATGCCGAGACCAAGCGTCGATTACGGGCTTTGAGAGCGCAGGACTCGCCCGTTGAAAGGCTCATTCAAGAATTGGAGGAATCATGCGAACGTGGGAAAAGGTAGTGATCGGGGTCGGCATCGTGGCCGGACTCTTGATCGGATTCTTTTTCGGATTCCTCGCGCCGTTACTGTGGTGGGTCCTAATCCGGTAATGGCCATTTCTATAGAACTCCGATTTTACTCTAATCCTGAGCCGCCTCCAGGAGACTTGCACCCTTATATATACCCCGGTCTTTACTGCAAGGTTGCATTAATTCCCGGGGGGTAGCTAGAGGAGTGAAAATCTTAGCGTGTTTGTTGATTTCAAATACTTTAGCATGACCCCTGAAAGATTGCGTGCAAATCAATTTTCCATCCTCTGCAATCAATTCTTGCAGGCTCTTTAAGTACTCCCGCGCACGCCGTTCTTTCCACCCAAAACGGGCTTCTGCCTCCGTTATGATAGAAATTCCCGACATGGCTTTTTGCTCCAAAAGGTGAAGATAGGGATGGAAGGGATAAAGACGGTAATCTATGCGATCAAAGAACAGGGACAAAGGTTCTGGTTTTTCGCCGGCCCGCATCTTACCCCAATGGAATTCAACTGAGGGTGCTCGCGCATCTCGCCGCACCATTTGATGCACAATATCGGGGTCTTGTTTGAATCTGCCGGATCCCACAATCTCATCATTGCCTACTTGGACTTCTTTCCAGGGTTTCCGATCATGTGACAGAATCCATGTTGTTGGGAGCCGTTGCAATTGATTGAAAACATCGGAAGCGCAATCTTGCTCATTGGGACTGTAACCGGCGGGGAATAATTTGGAGGAACTGTCGATGCTGAGAAATTGTAGGTCTTCGGAGGTGGCCCAGTCGCCTATCAGTCCGATGCGTTCCTTTGGCGTCTTGAGTCCGAGCATATGCTCTCGCAGAGTCTCGGGCATCACTTTAATCTCCGGCATCGTATTAACAAAGAACTTAGCAAGGCGATGGCCAAACTGTCGAGGTTTCATTTCGAGTTGAGCAAAGCCCGTCATATAACGAGCATTTACTTTCCGTCCAAGGAATCGCGTACCTAGAGCTAATGCTTCATGTAACTGTAATGTCAACATAGTCTTGAATGACTCTTCCGACCCATGGAGTACATGGACGGCGTCCTCAAGCACGATATCGGGGACAAACCATTTAAGGGGATGTTTCTTGGCTAACTCTATCAGTTCATATACGTTGGAGGCATCTGCCACACTATTCTCCAGTACGCAGACGGGGCCGTCCCTGGAGTAGTAAACGGCCCGCCCACGCGATACCAAAGGGTTTCCTCGGTAGCTGCCCGGCCAGGCAGCGAATCCAGTACAGCACATTCGACGGGAGTTGTCAAGGTGAGAAGCCCCGGCCTGTTACGCTCAGGAGGAGTGTAGGGGTCGGGGCCTTGTCAGGGGAAGACCCTGGTACCGACACTAGCATATTCAATTCCAAATTGCAATCAAAATTATTTTCATCTCCATGGAAGATTTCCCTTGCTTTTTTCCATCATCAGGAGTACAGTCCCGATTGTCTCAGGAGAAATCAAATTAAATGGCGCGGAACGACAGGGTTAAGGGGAATATCCGTCAGTCAAGGAAACGTCACCAGTACGAGGCAATGCTTTGTAGGCGATGGATGCTGCGGCACCAGCCCGAAGCCATGCTACGTATAAGTGACGCTGCCCGTAGACGATATCCCCTTACCCCTGCCGTCAAATCGTCTGTAACATCATCTTAAATTTAAGGAGAATTGAATGGCAGACAAGAACAAAGGGGCATCACTAGCCCCGGAAGACCACGCTGGCGGAGGATCAATCCCCGATGGCGATTACTTGATCAAAGAGTCCTATGCTGGTCTCTTCACTTATGCCGGTGTCGTGCCGGAAGGTGTGCCGGCCATCATGGTGCTGTACCGGGCGGATGACGGGTCCGAGTATGAACAGCCTTATAAGGCCGGGGACAATGAACATTTGGTGCCGTCGGATGACGGGGAACGATTCCTTCATCCTCAGGGGGAAGAGGCCCGCATCTACAAGGGGGGAGCGGCATCTATGTGGCTGGGATCATTGGCTAAGGCCAGCTTCAAGATCAATGGAGACAGTGTCAAGCAATTCAAAGGGACACGAGTTACTTTGGTCAATACAGCGGCACCGAAGGGACGGGACGGCCAGGGTAAGGACAAGGTCATTCCACTAGTCAGCAAGGTACTGGGAACAGCAAAGGGTCCGGGCCCAAAAGTGGCGACGCCAGCGCCGACACGGACGCCTGGTGCGACGACTGCCGCTGCTACCATATCGGCGACTGCATCCCCTTCTAACGGGGCCGGCGATCTCGATGCCACTGCCCGTGACATGATCTTGACAATCCTGGCATCGGCACCGGACAATACCATTACCCGGGTCAAGCTCTCGACTGATGTCCTCTTGACCGCTACGAAGAATCCCAATTTGAAGGCCCATAATACAGCCCTCAAGAAACTCGCCGGGGATTCGGCATGGCTCATCGAAAATGCCAGTGTCGGGGGATGGTCAACCGATGGCGAGACAATTCAACTAGGAGGCAATTAAATGGCCAATACTCGTGGCATGATCGTGGCGGAACTGAAACGTCAAAGGGCCGGCATCGCGACAGAACTGGCCGAGCTCGATGCTCTCATTCGTCGATTCGGAGGAGCGGCACCGGCACCGAATGGGGCCAAGCGTGGACCGAAGCCGGGCAAGAGGACATTGACTCCAGAGCAGATTGCCCGGATGCAGGCGGGCCGGAAAGCCGCTAAGGAAAAGAAAGCGGCTGGGACCGAGACGGCAACAGAAGGGGCATCTCTCTCGGCAGCGGCAACGGAGTAATTGATGCGGATGGCTGAGCGGACAGTATCGGTATCGGACCTTATCATCAGTTCCGAGCAGGATACTGTCCGTAGCTCTGGCATCCACGTGTCGTCTATTATACGGCATATGAGTCAGGCTATCGGCAATCAAAAGGCCAATGATTTCACTGAGGACGATCTCGATATGTTCGCTACTGTCGGGAGATTGTGGGAGGCTCAATTAGCCGCTGCCATGTTCCAGCCGCCCCGATACGAACGCATCGGTGAGATTGAATGTGACGGGATAATTGGATCTCCGGACGCCATCGACACTGTGGATTGGTCGGTACAGGAATACAAGGCCACATTCAAGTCGGCGTCGCAGCCAATTGAACAGAGAGTAGAGTGGTTCTGGCAAATGAAAGCCTATTGTCAGATGCTGGGGATGGACCGGGCTTCTCTATTCGTCTTTTACGTCGCTGGTACTTGGAGGCCCCCGGTCCCGATCATTCGAGCATGGGATATCCTATTCACATCAGCGGAATTGCGAGAGAATTGGGATATGTTGCTGGCAAATCGAGAGGCCATAAAATGAAATGGTGGCAATTATGGTCTCGATGTATACACTGCCGCGGAATCATATGGTCATGGCAGACATACCTAGGGGTATGGAATTCTGATTTTACTGCCTGTCGAGGTCTCCTACATCGCGGCTGTTTAAAGAAATTGTAAAGTTTCGTCATCGGCGGCAACTATTCCCAAGCACTAGCGGGAAAGTTAGCCAAGAAGGGGCAGGTCATGTCTCATGCCCGTCTGAGCAACCGATGACGAATAGGCGACCCCGGTGTCGAGGATGCAAGAGGGCTGGGCACGGCACCGGGGGCAATTACTTTGAAGTTGTTGTAGACGGGAGGGGTCCAGGTCGTCCCCGGACCCTTTCTGACATTGTGGGCGGTGGCGAAAGCCGTTAAAGGTCGTCGGCAACGATACGGGAAGCGAGATGCAATAACACCGTAAAGACCGGCAAATGTGACCGATTCCCCGTCGCGGGGGAGCCGCCCAATACCTAAGTCTCAGGAGGACTTTGAAATGAAACGTATAATTGAAGACACAGACACTAATGGTCTCGATGCTCTTGTCGGTAAAGTAGTCCTGCTTCTCTGCGCCAATTACTTTTATACCGGCAAACTCATGGGAGTGAGTGATACTTTCGTGGAATTGACCGATACATCTATCGTGTACGAGACCGGCGAATGGTCATCCAGGACGTATAAAGATGCCCAGAAATTACCCGTTGATGTGTAGTTTGTGCAACGGGCATTTATTGAATCGTTTGGAAAAAGCAAATGAGAGGACGAAAGCAGAAATTTAGGTCGTGGTCGGGGTCGGGGTCGGGGTCGAGGTCGGGGTCGTGGTCGTATTGATCCCGGAGGAGGATTTCATTGGTACAGGCGCAATCATCTACCGAGCTATTATCCTATCCTAATCGTGAATTCATGCTCATTGGCGGCAAAGATGGTGTCGGCAAATCCTCCAGTGCCGTGTCGATAGCATGGTGGGTACAGCAACTTAAACCCGACGCTACTGTCAATGTAATTGACTCGGAAAACAAATTCAAATCAGCTCTCCGGTCCTTCGGCAGTGACCGGCCCACCAATATCCAATACTATAAGGTCGGCAATATGAATGAAGTGACTGGTGTCGTGGCCGGTGTCATGGAAGGGCACGCACCGGGAGACTGGCTCATCATTGAATCCATGGGACCGATATGGGATATGGCCCAGGATTTGGCCTACCAATCTATTGCTGGCGTCACTAAGGCCGAATACCTTGAGAAGAAACAGAAAGGTAAAGGTCCGATCCCTTCCCCCGATGACTTCTGGAAGATAGCTAAAGGGGCCTACGATGGGGCTTTCCTTGATCCTATCCGTCAGTCCGAGGACCTTAATGTCCTCTTGACTTCTGTGGCCAAGCCCGTCAAGGCTGACGGCGGCTTTATGAAAGAGAACAAGGACAGAAAGCAATTCCGCATTGAGGTCGGAATGGACGCCAATTTATCTGGATCGCCAACTATGCCGTCTGTCGTCGAGACTCTCTGTCTATTGGAACTAAATCAAGGAGCCGTAACCTGTCGGGTACTTCGCGACAATCTATCGGTGCGTGATGTCGGTCGATGTGAATTTGATATTCCCGGCCGGCGAGACTTCGGATTGACTTTCTGGTCTGAATGTCGGGGAGGAGAAATTAAATTATGAGTACCAGCGCGCCATTCTTATATGCCATTGAGACTCCAGAAGGAGATTGGTATGACGGTTCGAGTGGAGAGGCTTGCGTCTTCGGTGACGTGCAATCTGCCCGCGATGCAATTTTAGGATTGAATGAAGACGCTCCAGATGACCAACAATTCAAAGTCGTGCCGCTTTACCGAGACGCCGAACTCGCGCCCACGCCGGTGAGGGGGAAGACGTTTGAGGAGTGGCGAGTCGAGCATGTGCCGCGATTGAGTATGGCAGAAGAGCCGATTGCTCTCGAAGCGTGGAACGCCGCCCTTGTTAGTAAGGAAGCTGAGATTGCCGAGTTGATAGAGAAGATTGCCGAAGTAATGGCCGAGAACAAGCGCCTCGATTCCGAATGGAAACAAACGCACGAATGGAATAGCAAGTTGGTCTCGGAGCATTACGACCTGCGCTCACCGGGTCCGTGCGGACGGCATCCGAAGATGTTCTACCACACGCATACAGATTCATGTTATGGGAAAATCCCCGAGACGGAAGGTACCGGAGATTATTTACGCTGTGGGTTAGTTGCAGGTTGCACCCTCTGTGCTGAACTCGCCTCAGCCCAGTGCCATCCAGCCGCCTGTAGGGATGAAGAGTTGTGGCGTAAAGAGATTGCCTCAGCCGAAGCTCGTATCGAGGCTGGGGTCAAAATAGCGGGATATGCGGTCCACAAAAACGCTTGCCACAAAGCAAGTTACCGAGGATTCCTGGCTATACCCGAGAATTGCGATTGCGGATTGCAGCCTCTTCTCCGCGCTCTCGGAAGGAAGGTCGAGCCATGAAATTGACACTGGAACAATGTAAGCAGCGCCGCCAAATCGTCGAAGAGATGGTCCGCACAGGAGCATCGGATTCTCAATTCTCGGTGCTCTATAGGAGGGAGTTAGATGCACTCGATACTATCGACGCCCTCACCGCCGAATCAGCTTCAATTTTGCAGCGAGCGACTAGCTGCGGTGACGCCCGGCGAGAACTTGAGTTGCAGGTTAAAAGACTCACCGCCGAACGCGATGTAGCTAGCGGGCAGGCGCTGCGGGAAGCAGACAAGCTCTCTGAGGCATTCGGACTAGAGTTACTCTCTAAGGGTGATAAGCATGGATGGTCGATTTGCGACGATTTCGGCCATCGGCTACGCGCCCTCGACCCATCGGCGGTAAAGACGGCTGAGGAGCACGACAAGCAGATTCACCATCAAGGCGTTGTGTGGATGCTAGAAGAGATAATTTGCTCATTACGGGGCTATCCAGATCACGGCGGTGATATTCAGGTGATGACGGAAGTTGAGCGAATTGCAGCCGAGGCGCGGCGGGATGCGCTCGCAGCAATGCTAAGCGTTCAGTCAGTCGTGGAGTTCTACCTTAAGCGAGAGATTAACTCACCGTCGAATCATCAGGAGTTTGCCCGGGAGGCTCAAGATAAGTTAGGCCGATTCCATGCGGCTATGGGTGCGCTCGCCGCCCTTCCCGCGTCAGGGCAAGCGGAAGGGAAACAGCCATGAAGGATGAGCCTTGTGTAGAGTGTGGTGCGAAAGATGTTAACCGAACTAATTGCTTGTACTGCGGGGATTTCGTTTGTGGGGCTTGTCAAGGGACACACAAGAACAATTGCCCCGATCTGCCTTGTATAGAGTGGGAATGAGCGCCGATGAAAGGGAAACAGCCATGAGTTCCGCGATTTTCTGTCTAGGTTTCATTGTCGGCAGCTTACTCGGATATTCGCTTGGCTACAGTGACGGGAAACTATTCGCCAAGGAAATCTGTCTATGGGAGCGATTCGATAGAATTATTAAGCAAATTAAGAAGAACTCGAATTGAGAAGGAAACAGCCAGGCTCACTGACGCCTGCTAGGTGAGAGCCGCTAAGGGAGCAGGCGATGAAAAAGAATCTATATATAGCCGCAATCGAGCGCCGAATGAATCGGCTACGAGCGCCCATAACAGAGACGTTTCGAGATCCGGCATCCGGTCGCAGCGAGACAATCACGAAGGGAGAATGGCAAGGGTCTATATTCGAATTCGAGCTATTTAGTTCGCTCCTGAAAGAGTTTCAGGAGATAGCAAAAGACGCGAACGAATCATGGATACCTGGTAGGCTCGGCACCGCCTGCCGAACGATAAAGGGCGGACAAGTAAGTAAGGAAGGTATAAGATGAGAAAGTTACTCGTCGGATTGTTGTTCACATTCGCATTCGCAATCGCGCCATCACTTCACGCGCAAACGTGTAATCAGACTCCATTCAATTACTCGGCTGGGGGTATCGGCTCGACCGTTACCGTGTTCATTCCTGGCGACGGCTCTCCAGGCTCAGGCTGCACTAAAATCTACATCGACATCGTGTCAGCGATATTGTCCGACCAGACGGAGAATTGTCTGCAACTCTTCACCATAACGCAGGGTGTAATTGGCAGCAACATCACCGTATATCGAGATATGCTCCTCACGTCAACCGATACCTCCGACCATCAAATTTCCCGGCTGCCATTCCTCGGACCGTTCCTGGCCCCGAATTGGCTATGGTTCAGCGGTCATACAGGCGGCGGACTGCAATTCTCCGGGCATTGTCCTAACAGCTATGAGTTCATCAACGTGGTGGGACATTACGCACCGTGAAGTGCCGGGGGAAGTAGTGGAGAATGAACGGTAACGGAGACCGGGAACTCCGCTCAAGGGGAGGCAAATACAATGAAACGAATATTGGCAATGATGCTGTTCGTGCTCGGCATGGCAATTGGGGTATTAGCACAATCCGATCCACTTCCAATCACGGTCGGGACCGTTGCCGATGCAGGGCCGGCATTCTATGGTCATCCGAATCTCTATTCCGTTCCAGTCACCGTCGGCAGCGCGACCGGCACGATGTGGCTATATCCGCAGGCATGCAACTCATCCGGCGTCTGCGGATGGGTATTCTTTCGCTCGCCGCTTGAAGGGCCGAATGGAGGGTTCGCCACGGTGACGGACTATTACGCGACCGTGTTTGACTCGCAGGGCCGTCCAACGTCACTGTTCATCGCCTTCACTATCACGAATAAAGCGCCGTGGCTTCCCTCTGATCCCGATGGCGACGGCGACGTGGATCAGGTGACTGGCAGCTTCACGATCAACTTCAATTACTTCTACACAGGAGCGGGCCGGGGCCGGGGATGGCACGAGGGAATTATGGGAGGTAGCGGGTCACAATATATTTCACAGGACTGAGCATGAGGCCATTTCTAAAACTCGCTGTCGTCATCGGACTGGGTACGCTCCCTGTATGTGCCCAGTCCGTCCCGTTTCAGCCCGTGCCGACAGTTCGAGTCAAACTGACTGATGGTATACGCCAATGGTACGAGCCGCTACCTGTCCGTCATCGCACGGCGGATCGCGGGTGGTGGGCCACTACTATCATCAGCGCCGGTCTCACGTTTGGTGATGTCGAGAACAGTCTGTACGCGCTACATCGTCCCGGTACCGTAGAGGTTGATCCCGTCTTCGGTAAACATCCGACTCGGGCGAAGTACTATGCAATTGCGCTACCGGGTCTCGCGCTGGCCGCGTGGTTCAGTTACCACGACAAGAGGGAAGACGATGCCTTGAGAGATGCCGGTCTGCCAGGACATCGGTATGTGAAATGGTGGTTATATCCCCTTATCAATGGCGGGGAACATCTCATTGGAATTAGCGTGACTACGGCATCGACAGGACGATAAATGTACGATACCATCAATTACGAGTGTTCTTTCTGCGGAGATATCGGCCCAATCGACGATGCTGTAACTTGTCGGTACTGTGACCGGGTCTCGTGTCGGGACTGTCAAAATAACCATGAATGCGGAGAGGTCGAGAATGACGCCGTCATTGAAAGTCGGAACTGACGTATTCGTTGATACTCTAGGTGTCGGGACCATAACTAGAGTAGCTTTCAATCCCAAATACCCTAATGACCATGATTTTACGGTCTATGAAATTAATTTGGGATACAAGCGTATTCGCTGGGGGGATACTGTAAAGAAATGGGTCAGAGGTAGTGATGTCTATGTATTACAGGGAGAAAAGTAATGGCCCTCAAGACACAGTGTCCTAACTGTAGATTCATTTTCAATTTGACTGACGAAGCCGAGAGGGAATTGCTTGATGCTCTCACAGAGCCCGCGCATAGGGCCATAGTCGAGTGTCCCAGTTGTCATCAATATACCTTCACTTTAGAGTCTCGATTGAAGGTAAAGGTACCTTGATATTAATTGATGATAGGATCGGGTCCAAGCACTATGCCGATATCATTCCCGGCTCAGTCATTACCCGGTTAGACTCTGCTGATTTAGCTTTCGATGCCGGCGACCTCACAGTAGGCGTCGAGGTCAAGAAAACTCTAGACGCTGTCAATTGTCTATTCAGTGGCCGATTAGCTGACCATCAAATTCCATTGATGAAAGCCTCATATGATGTCGTCTACCTTGTCATTGAAGGAGTGTATCGTCCATGCCCTCAAAGCGGCGTCCTGCAAGTCCTAAAGTTATTCAACGAAAACGAAAAGGGAATACAGGCGGGGAGGTGGTCCGATGCCACGAGTGGCCGACAACGTCTCCTGTTTTCATCTTTCGAGTCTTGGCTCAATACTCTGGCGGTCCAAGGTGGGATATTGGTGCGGAATACGTCATCTGTCGCCGGGACAGCAGCCCTGGTCTTGTCCATGCAGAGCTGGTGGCAGAAGTCCGAGCACCGCTCCTATCACGTAATGGACGAGACGTTGCCGGAGACGGTGCTGTCAAGGCCGACGATGCTACGGCGCATAGTGGCTTTGCTGCCTCGGGTGGGTTGGAGTCGCAGCGCCATCCTAGCGAAACGATTCCAGTCCGTAGCAGAACTGACAGAGGCATCTCCGGAGGCGTTCTTGATCGAAAATGAGATTGCGATGCCGACAGCTATAAAGATATGGGAGGCGTTGCATGGGAAGAATAGTTAAGGCGACGGGGCCGGTCCCTTGCCGGTACATGATCGTAGCGGAGAGGCCGGGGAAGGTAGAGGCCCAGCGCGGATACTGTCTCTGTGGTCCGTCTGGCCAAGAACTAGACCGATACCTTTTTGTCAATGCCGGGATCAGTCGCGACTCTATCCATTGTACTAATCTTGTGAAAGATTACCGGGATGATGAATCGCCATCAGAGGAAGAGATACAAAGAGATTGGCCTTTACTTGAAGAGGAATTGCATATTGTCTGTCCCGACTACATTATGGCAATGGGATTGTACGCGGCTCGGGCATTCCTTGGTCCCGACATCGACATGGAGGTTTTCAATGGATGTTGTTTTCCTCGCATTACAAGATGCATAATGCCTATCATTCACGTAGCCGCCGGCCTCCATCGGCCCCGGTACGCTGCTCAGATTGCGTGGGGATTCGAGCAATTTGGAAGGATGATAAAAGGAGAGGAGATGCCATCGGGTCATCTTCGGGATATTGAATCCAATCCTCTCTACAAGGAACTGGAGAGTTTTATCGTCAAGAAGGGCATCGTGGGAATGGATACGGAGGGAACGGCAGAGGCCCCATGGTGTCTATCAGCTTCCGACATGGAAGGTTGTGGTGCTGTCATCAGACCAGGAAAACGCGTTGACGTATCGTCATCGTTAACGGTACTTCACAATTCCATCCATGACCTTCAAGTCCTCGATGCCATGAATGTAAAGTTAGGAGAATGGACCGATACTATGACGATGGCGTCGTTGCTGGGGACAGAACCGTTAGGATTAAAGGCCCTGGCTCGACGCCATGCCGGTATGATCATGTCGGAATATTCGGAAGTCGTAGCCCCTGCCGCTAGAGACCTTGGACTAGAATATCTGGGAAAGGTGCTGGAATTTGCCGAAGCAAACACTAACGCAGAGAGTGAATAGGCTCTTATCCGACGCTGCCGACGATCCCACCGTCGATCTCAAGGCCCGGTGGCAGAAAATTGTCGATGATGGCGTCGGGGCTGAGGCTGAGAAAGTACTAGGCCCGATGCCGGTGCCGTCCCTCTCAGATATTCCTCTCGAAAAGGCCGTCTCCTATGCCGCTAGAGACGCCGATGCCGCGTTCAGGCTGTACCCCACGCTGAAAAGTAAGATCGACGCCCTAGGGCTCGGGAAGGCCCTAGAACTTGATTTACAGGTCATTCCGATGGTAGCGGCCATGTGTCGGAATGGGATATTGGTCGATACCGGGCACCTCAAAGTACTAGAAGAGGTCTTTCTCGACAACTTAATGGACCTAGAATCAAGGATATATGGATTGGTCGGACGTAGATTCCTAGTAACGTCAGGAGATCAAGTAGCCGAAGTCCTGTACGGGGACCTAGGCTTAAATGGCCGTCGCCAGACCCCTTCCCGTAAACGCCTTAGCACCGATGAGAAGGCTCTCCAGTCACTTCAAGGCCAACACCCGGTTATTCCCTTACTCTTAGAGCACCGGGAAATTAGTAAACTTCAAGACAGCTACGTTCATAAATTGCCCGGACTGATATCGAAGGATGGCCGTATCAGGATGGAACTGGGAATGTCTACGGTGCCGTCAGGTCGATTGAATTGCTGGGGAGGAGTCAATCTCTTGGCTATCCCTGTACGTTCAGCATTGGGCCGAGAGATTCGTCGGGCTTTTGTCGCTCCTCCAGGACATCAGCTCGGCTCTATTGATCTAAATCAAATTGAATTAAGAGCATTGGCTATTCTATCGGGCGATGAGAACATGCTCAATGCCTTTGCCACGAACAAGGACCTGCATAAGTTGACGGCCTCAACTAGATTTAAGGTCCCATTCGATGCCGTTACATTCGAGCAACGTCAACGGGGCAAAACTCTGAACTTTGCCATTGCCAATCAGATAACAGCACCGGGCCTGTACGATCAATACGTTGTCGCCGGCATCAAGGATGTCGATGTCATGGACGCTGACGAGGATATCAAGTCATGGTTTCGGACATATCCGCGTGTCGAGCCTTGGTTCGAGTCCGTCTACGATGAGGGCCGACGATATGGGTACATTAGATCTGAGTTGTGTGGCCGTATCTTATGGACGCCGGGACTGAGATCCCCGATTGAAAAGGTTGAATCCGAGGCCAAGCGAGTAGCAACTAACTTCAAAATTCAAGTATTTGCACAGGAAATTATCAAAATGGGCATGTCGGTACTGTGGAGGGCTCTTTGTACAGAACAGGGGTCAGATTTTAAGCCCCTTTTACAAGTGCATGATGAAATACTTTTAGAGGTTCCCGATCTATTTGCCAATGATGATGTCGGCGATTCCTTGATTGATCTCGTTACGAGTGGGGCCCCTAAATTACCTATCCCGATCCGGGCCGCTTGCCATTTCGCAGGCAATTGGATGGGACTAAAATGAGTCCACGCAATCAAACTGAGATTGTTGATAGAAAGACCTCTCGCCAAGACTGGGGTACTCCCCTTGATTTGTATAGCGCCCTCTATGCTGAGTTTGAATTTACTTTGGATGTCTGTGCCACTGATGATAATGCCAAGTGTGGGGACTATTATACTTCCGAGATGAATGGCCTTATACTTCCTTGGCGTGGTCGAGTTTGGTGCAATCCTCCTTATGGACGTGATTGTGCCCTCTGGATAGCAAAGGCCGCGACCGAGTACGCAAAAGGTAATTGTGAGATCATCGTATTGCTTGTGCCTACATCGACAGATACCCGATGGTTCCACGATAGTGTATTAGGGAAGGCTGAATTACGATTCATTAAAGGACGACTACGTTTTGAGGGCGCTAAGTACCGGGCTCCATTCCCATCCATGCTAGTAATTTACAGGAGATAGTGACATGACCGATGAAGTAATCTTAGATTCCCGTGAAGTCTTCCAGTCCCATCAATTATCGGCATTCGGGCATTACATGGAACAACGTATTGCCGTTGCCGAGTCCATCAAGGAACTGGAGGAGGAAAAGAAGAGGCTGGACAGTGAAATTAAAGCCCTCATGGAAGAACACGGTGCCGTCAAGGTGTCGTATGAGGGCCGTTCCGTTAGTATCGCGAAAGGGAGCCGGTCCAATCTCTCTAAAGAGAAATTACTATTAGCCGGCGTCCCAGCCACAACGATACTGTCCTGTACTGACACGACCCATTACGATTACGTACTTGTTGGCAAAGCTAAGGCTTAGGAGGTAGTCCCGCCAATAGCGCCTGTATCTGCGTTGAATTGGTCAGGGTCTGCGACTGGGCCGCTGCCATAATAGCGTCGTCAGTCATTCCACTTTGACCTCGAATGGCATTAACAATATTTAAAATCGCATCAAGAGCTGCCAATGCTTCATTTATCGTACTAACGGGGTCCACTTTTCCTCCTAGAGAGTCCGTGGCACGAACTACAGAGCCACTTCACGTCAAGTCGTTTTGTGTAATCATCATGGTGCGCATGCATCTTTCCATCAACTCCACATTGACAGCAATTCAATGCACGGATCAATAGTCCTGACTTTACAGCTCTAAATACAGCTCGTTGAGCGTTAACCTTTTCCTTATTTCTTTTTTGCCAGTTAGCAGTCGTAAGAGAAAATTTCTCTCTGTTTTTCAATACATATTCTCGAACCTTGTCTCTGTTGCGAGATTGCCATTTTCTAGCATAAGAACGGGCTTTATCCGGATTCTTACGATACCATTCTCGTTTATAGGCTCGCTGTTCTTCTGTTTGCATTATTTGCCAGCCAAGGCCGTAATTGTGGTCTCTACGAGCGTTACAATTCCTTGGACGACAGCGGTAACTTTAGCTTGAGATGCCGGGTTCGATACATGGAGCGCCGCTAACGTCGTCGGATCGCCCATAGCCTGGGCTAGGGAATTGGCGCATGCCGTAAATCCCCCTACCTTTGTCGTACTGATATGGGCCGCCTGAACGCAAGCAATGTACGTGCCATCGAGTGTATTGAGAGAGCTAAGATATCCTAAAATTAGTCTCTCTTCATCTGTCGTAACTGTGCCGGCCACACGAAATTGATCTATCGTGATGTCAGCTTGATTAATCGAGACCGCTACGTCTTGGGCGAGCTTAGCGGCAGTACCGTAAGGATCGCTACATCCTGTCATTGCCATCGCCAACATAATGGTAATTACAATTACTTTTACTTTCATTGCCACTCTCCTGTTCGCATTTGTGTCGCGAGTCTAGTTGCCCTTGCTCCAACTTGTTTAGCCCACAATGAATCGAGCATTTCGATAGCAGCGTCGTTCCAATCACCTTGCGCCACATATTGTAACATGGCCGAGAATTTTTCGAGTCCCCCGAACCCTAAATTGAAGGCCATGTTGATAAGGACGCTTTGGCGTATTGAGTCCAATTGCTCAAAGTAAGGTAAACGGGACTGGAGTTGATTCGTTACTTCGGCTATGTCTTCCTGTAAAAGAAAATTGACAGCATTGTCACTGATACCTTTGTCGGTCAGATTATGGCCAACACCAATTGTGAGTTTGCCGACAGTGTCAGTGTAGGGAAAGTTACGGACTCCTTCATCTCTCTTTAACTGTTCGATGATATCCATTAATCCCCCGATGCATTTAAAGTCTTGATCAGTAATAGTATCTGATCGGTCCCGTTTTTGTAATAGTCCTTCAATTCAGTTTGCCGGGCTTCGTACTCTTCCCGAGTAATGTAACGACTGGCCTCCATTTTGTCCATTCTATCTTTCATGCCATTGATTCGAGCCTTAGTGATGCCCGTGGAGACTCCATAAGCGACGGCCCCGGATAGCACTATACCGAGGAACGATACCAAGACAGCGGCCCATTCAGGACTCACTTTTTCACCATTTCCACCATAGCGATCAATAGTCCGATAGCGGACAAGACGAGAGCAATGTTAGCTCGCCCTGTGTTGGCGGCCAGTACGAGGGCTTTAGCTGTGCCTTCGAGTTCTTTCTTGACAGCTACCAATTCTTTTTCGAGGGCACAAATCTTTTCCTCTTCGTTGGTCATGGCTTAGTCCATGACTGGGCCGCTACCGGGGCCTGTGGTGTCGATGGTATAGTTGGAGGGACTCCATTCGCAGTCTGCCCATCAGTTCTATTAACCCTCCCAGTCAATATCAGAATGAGAGCGCCTAGAACGGTACTGAAAGCATTCTCAGCCCATTCAAGTGCTCCTTGATCGGCAGTGCCGTGGTGGATGATGTGCATGACGATATATCCAGTCGCCAGCACAAGTAGAAACAACAATAATTTATCGGTGTTGTGGTTAAGCCACGTATCTTTCATGTCCCCGTCTCCTGAATATGCCCGTGCTGCGATCACGGGGTCGATACATCTACTGAGCTACAGCCTTGGCTCCCGTAGGTGCGTTTGGGACTGTCGGCTGATTCGATGGCAAGGAAACATCGCCCGAGGCATCCACGGCGACAACTTCCCAGAATCCCCCTGTATTGACTGTGTCGAAATAACTGGTTGTCGTGATTGGTGCGGAATTGACGACCGTAAATGTCCCGGTCGCTGTCGCACTATGGAGTAAATTATAGGTCACTCCGGGCGTTGTAGAAGCCGTCCATGAAATTAAGACACCGTGAGTTACTGTTTGGGGCCATACGAGCAGCGCCGAGAACAATATTAATGCCATCAATCGCCCGATGATTTTCATAAGTCTCCTATGGTCCGCACTGTCTTATAAGTCTGTAAGTGGCCCCTGCCGCACTGGGAGTGCCCGTAACGGTAAATACAGGGGCAGTGGCCGAAAGTGTCGTTTGATCGGCATAGATCGTGGTCGCTGCCGTACCGTTATGTATCGTCACCCAACATTGAACTAAGGCTGTCGGTAGACTGTTCGTTAAAGTGTCGGTGATGGTCGGATTCGCTGCCGTTGTCGTCCCTGTAGTAATAAGCCACGAACAGGTCTGTCCCTGTCCCGTCACTGCCGTCACTGTCGCCGCCCCAGTAGATTGCCAGCCCGCACTAAGCCCAATCTCGGCATTGGTACAGGGCAAGGCACTTGACGATACGATAGGACCATCGACAGCAAGGACAGCACCAGTATTGGCCGCGTTACCGTTCCGTACTGTCACGTTACCGAGGTCGAAAAAGTAAGAGCCGCCAGCGCTGCCCGACCTGAATGCATTACCACTGACTACATTGAACTCGACACTGGAAGCTGCTGCCGTCGATGTATAGGCCCCGGAATGTGTCGTGCCATCCGTGATATCTCCCTTAACTGAAATGGATGATGTGCCGGCAGCATTATTGGTATTTGGCTGCATATAAATCGTGCCACAGAAACTGACGTTACTGGCCCCGGTCACGGCCTGGAATAAGCCACTTCCACTCACCGTGAAAGTAACAGTAAGCGTACCGACAGCCAATGTATTGGCAACACTAGTTACTTCTATATATTCCGGTAATTGAGCGAGTCCCGCCCCGTCCGTATTGTTGGCCCATTGCCCAATGAAGATTGCTCGCCAGGGCTTTCCAGTTGTCAATGTCGTGGACGATATGATCCGGGCCACTGTACTGAAATCCCAGCATCCTTGATTGGGATGGTCTTGAGGGTCGTATCCAGTGCCGCCGACTAGTCCATCACTTGTCTGGAAACCGGGAATGATCTGCGTGTAAGTGGCTTGTGTATTCATCCATTGCTTGCCGCTTAAAGGCTCGAAATTATTGCGTAGGTTCGTATTGATGCCATTATTCGTAAAGTTACCTCGCGACATCGACACTTGCGTCAAATGAGTATTGACCGCCGTATTGTCAATGAGCATGGTCCCGACTTGACCACCCTCAATGAAATTGTTACTACCCTTTATATGAAATTGCCCTGTCCCTATCGTCACCATTGAATCGTAGAAAAAGTTCTGCAATGCCGCTGTCCCCAATATCACGGCATCGGTAGCGGAACTATTTTCAAATAGACAGGAATTGAATGAATTGTTCAGACTGGGATTGGTGCTGACTCCCTGTTCAATGTCCAAAGCCGTCACATTTGTCGTTACTTGGCACGCACTCATCGAATTGGCCGCAGCATTCTTCATGCTGATGGCGGTACCATTGATTGCCTCACATCGAGGCGTCAGGAATGTCGTTGTCGTGAAGCCAAAGTTAGCTCCAAGCTCCCCGAGTTCCATACAGCCCGTAGGAGTAGTAGTAAATGCCCCAATACCATCATTGGGTGTTGTCATCCAGTGACTGACCACGTTACCTACGCCAAAGAGCCATTGTAGCGCCGATCCCGTTACGTCCCGGCCATCCACATCGACAAGGAAGCTGCTGTTCACTCCTTGTAATCTAATGGCATGGGTAACATTGGCATTACCTCGAACGACGCAGCCATCAATTACAATGTGATTCAATAGATTGACTGTGGGAGTTGCTGTTCCGATGTCGATGACGGCAGCTATAGCGCCACTTCCCGTATACTGTATAATTGAAGAGTTGCCCCCGGCGCATCTGATGTGAATGCCGCTCTGTCCAGTGCCATTAATGACAATAGCCGATGTCGTATTCCAGGTACCGGCAGGAATAAATACATCGCCATTGCCGCTTGGAAATGAATTGATGCAATTCTGCGGACTCTGAGTGACGTTGACGATGCAAGTACCGTTAAATATCGGCCCCGACCCCGTACCTCCACCGACTACGACTTGCCGTAATGTCGTGGTGATGCCCCCGCCATATATCTGGACATAATAGATGCCGGAAGGAGCTCCCGCACTATAATTTCCCATACTGTCGGCTAAGAATGGATTGGCCTGGACAGTACCGAGGAGGGCATCGGTATAGATCGTAGAGAGACCGGCACATGGCGTCACACTGTTGCCCAGTTGAAGTACCGATCCAGTTGTCGTGGCGCTACCATTAACATGAACGATAGGACCGGCAATTATCTGAGTAGAGGTCACTGACAGTATCGGGACACCCCCTGTCAAGAAACCATCAGTCAATGTCCCTTGATTGAAGTAAGTGTCGGCACCAGTGAATCCAAATATCTGAACTTGCATACCCGTCACGTAACCTGCTGTAATGGGATTCGACGACATCGTGAATGTGGCTAATGTCGATGTAAGTGACGCCGCTGTTGTCGTGAGTGGCTGACAAACTGCTATCGTAGCCCCGGCAACTGGATTACCTTGACGGCTACTGACCCATGGGTCCTGAGTTATCTTACCTCCCTGGGCCCGGACTGTTAATGGTAAGAGTAATAGTAATAGTAAGAGTGACCGTTTCATCGCTTTCCTCGACGCTCCTGTGCCAATAATTCGTTGATGTAGCGATTGGCCTGTTGAGCTTCCACACTATTGGAACTCTTGGCCCGTCGAATCAAATTCTCTACCCGAGCCTCCGCCGATGGCCGGTCAATGCCGGTACGGGCCACGACAAGGTCCGTCAAGTTATCGGTCTCGGGACGGCCATTAGCCCCTGGGCGGTTAGGATTGTCGGTAAATCGTTTACCAGTAGTCTTAGGGGCCTCTGCTGGAGCTGGAGTAGCCTCGGTAGGGGCTGTTCCCGGTCCCTGCGGAGCCTCAGGAGGCACGATCTCGCCTAGATTGACCTGAGACCCCGGTCTAGCCCCTCCGTACTCCTCAGAGGCTATAGGAGTGGGATATCGAGGAACTTTACGGCCCTCTGCCGGGACCTGACCGCCAGCAAATTCCATGCCTCGGCGCTTGGCTGCCGTTTCAGCTATCTTGAACATTTGGTCACGGGACCGGGCCTCTTCGGGAGTTACGATCAAGTTGCGGGCTGGTCGAGCGACGGTCGGGCCCGGCATATTCGGGGACTCAGCCGCAGGAGAGGCATCGGACGGACCTTTCCTTAGCCCCGCCTTGATATCGGCAGCCCGTTGAGTCAATTTCATTTTGGCTCTCAGCCCCGCGAGTTCTTCATCCGTAAATACAGAGCCCGCGCCAGGAAAGCGACTAATAGCAGCGTCAGGGATTGCGGCAGGTCCGACAAGAGCACCTCCCCATTTACCGATCTGGGCTCCCGTCTCGCCACCGAAATGACGACCGAGGGCCTCACCACCTTTTGATACTAAGTAAGACTTTGCAAGGGCTCTTGCTGCCGGATAAGCGTATCCTGCGATCCCTTTCTCGGCAATACCATAACCGGCCTCGGGAATAGCGATACCGGCAAGAGCGGCATTCGTAAGAGCGGCGGGATGTTCACGGGCCATTTGTTCGTTACCATGAGCTTGGGCCTCTTCCCCTTCCCCCACCATTTCCGTTGGACTACGCGGAATATCAAATTTAGCGGTCGGAGGATTAGCCGCTGCTTTTTGCTCTTCTGTCTCTTCATCCCCAATTTGATATCCCCTGGGGGCATCTTCTATTGTGTAGCCGGAGGAGCCTGCCATTTGCCTCCTTTCGAGACGGCAATAATGTTGCCATCCTTCCGCAATACCTTGCCATCTTCCTTGGGAGCTTCGGGGGCATCGGTCGGGACTTTAAATGCGCCGGCACTTTTAGGATTAATAGCCCCGGCAGTCTTTAATATGCCTTGAATTGAAGCTATCGTAGCGTCGGGGTCCTGTGCCAATCCCCCTACGACCTTCTCGAAAGCCTCTTGAGCTGACCGGGCCCGGAATCCATGCATGGCAGGCTGGAGAGCTGCGAAGGTCTTTAATTGAGACGATAGATATGCCGCCTTCTGATCAGCTAACGGTGTTCCTAATGTTCCTTGCTTAATGTAAGATCCGAGATTGCCCAATATCTCTCGATTGTCGGGACTCTGTAATTGCGTAATTATATCGGTACCGGCGCGATTGACTGCCCCAGCTTGGGCCATTTCATGTCCATAAGCTCCTGTCGCCGATGTGCCTACGGGCTTGTCATAAGTCTGGGTCTGGGGATTGTATTGGAATACTGTTGGCAATCCACTCTCGGGATCAATTAAAGTTGTAGTTCTCGTATTGGCATAAGCAGATGTCGCCGATGCTGGAGGAGGAGCCTCACCCAAATCTCTGTCGTAAGTGTGAGTACCGGGATTCCACATCATAACATGGGGCTTGCCATTGACTTCGATGGTCTTGGTGCCAAGAGCTTTGCCGCCCACCATAATCTTAGCGGTCTCTTCCCGGCCCCCGACATTAGTGGCCGCAACATCCTCGGCAGTCTTTCCTCGAATATTGGCTACATTAGCAGTGCCTTCATTCTTAAGCCGCTGTATTTCTTCTTGCGTCAATCCCCGCTCACCGTAGGCTTTGGCTTGAGCCGCTTTTAATTCCTCTTCGGATGCTTCTTTGCGGGCCTCCTGTCCTCCCTTTAATTGTTCCTCATATTCCTTAGTAGCCGCTCCGTATCGTTGCTCAGCTTGTTGTTCGGGTCTTTCATTGACATAGGCATTGGCGGGGCGACTGAATGATGCCAAAGCATGTCCGACAGCGGCCAATCCATGAGGTTGAGGCGGAGCATAGTCTTTCCATGCTGGAGGAGGGGGAGGAGCAACTTGGGGGTTAGGTCCTCCTCCCATAACAGCCGGATACGGTGATGGGGAAACGTCAGGAGGAGACATAGCAGGGACATTAGAAGGACTTGACGGCGATTGAATGACACCCATACCAGGGATTTGAACAGGAGGATATTGTTTCTTCAATTCCTCGTCATCGTCAACGCCCGTATATGTATCTGTGGCCATTTATTTTCCCCCCAATCCGAAGAGGCCACCTACAGTGCCAATACCTTTGAATGTCGAATTCACTGCATTGGTCCCGGCATTTAACAGGGCGGGTGACAGTCCATACATTGACGCTGTCTGAGCTTGATTCCCCTGTTCCTGTCCCGCTAGTCCATACATGCCGGCCAATTGATTCTGCATTTGCTGTTCTTGCAGATTGGCGGCAGTTCCTCCGGCGGCTTGACCTTCCTCCAATGCTAATTGATCTTGTTGAGCTGTTAAATCAGAAGCATTTCCCGTAGCTGAGGCTCTATTGGCAGCCTGAAATTCCGCCGATTTGAATGGCGCTGTCGTCGCTCCCATCTCACTTGTCGTGGCCGCGGCTTTCTCTTCGGGGGATAGATACCCCGTATTCATCAGAGAGGTGTAGCCGGGAACAAGTTGACTTTCTAATTGCTGAGCCTGTGTATTGTTCTGGGCTCCAATAGCATTGGTTGTCTGTCGCTCCTGATCAGCTTGTCTCATCTTAAGACCCCTTCACGAACAGGAACAATGGCGCGATGATAGACAGGCCAATTAGACTTTTGCCAGCCCATCTTATTCATAGTAAGAGTAAATTTAAGATCATCTATAGATGGCGGAACGAATGCATGGACATCATCATAGCCGAGATCGGCAGCGACAGGTTCACATTGACGATGAAGGGCCAGGAATCGTCCGAGTGTCTGTCTCTTCCACTGGGCATTGCCATCGAAGACCCAATAACATTCCAATGTCTGACGGAGGAATAGCCCATGCGTAATGTTTCCTCCCTCTTCAATGACACAGGAGACAGGGCACTCATTCAGTACCGGCAATTCATAGCCTAATCCTTGCCGTCGATGAAGATTAAGGACGGCGCTGAGATCGGCATCGGTATATGGCCGTACTATCAATGTGATGGACTCCCAGCCGATACAAATGTGGGCGCTGTCAATTGCGCTGTTCCGAGTGCCTGCCATGTCGATGGCGTAGTAGATGGCGTATTCCCTACATTGACATTGGCCAAAGAGCGATAGTAAATGCCTTGGTATAGAACAACATCCGTCTGGGCATATGTCGCTGTGGCCACATACGTTCCCTTATAGACCGTGACCTGATTAATGTAACTTTGAATCTTCTGAGAACCTTCACCCGATGGCGGATTCTCTTTCTGCATTCGGTCCAAGTTCGGAATGTTAAGAGGCATTGGTAGTCTCCAATGGAATAGCGCCACAGAAAATGAATTTGATCTCGGGAGTGTTGTCGAGTTCCTTGTGAATTTGACATAGATGAAGGACTAGTACAGGAACGCCATCCTTGTCCTTGACAGTACCACGCCATTGGGCCCAGCGATCACAATCGTCACAGTTACGCATTGGTCCCCCTTACGACAATGGTAGCGTCCTTCTTGAGACATGGAATCAATTGCTCTAAACGGAACCATGAGCCGACGGCATTCGTCTGTACTGTTATACTGAATCTCTCGCCATGTAGATTGAGAGACCGTTCCCCATCTCCTGTCGGCGACGATCCCAGTATATATCCCCTTAAATTTGTCGTCCTCTGCGCTGTCGTAATGGCAATAGCCAAGACCCCGGACCCGAATGCCCGCCACTTCAAATAGCCCAGTAATTTGCGATGTACTCCCAATTGAACTACCTGTTCTTCGACGTGGCTGGGACTGTAATAGGTAGAGTAGAATGAATTTATAGCTACTCCGTCATCCGAGGCCTGAGCCTGAGCAGGCTTCTGCCAATACACTTTCCCATTACCGACACTATTGCCGTAAAATGGCTGTACCGTCCCGTCACTTCTCTCGACAAAGGCCATAGACGCCGCCGCAATATTCCACAACATCCAGCGTCGGCCTCGGCCATGAGCCAATACTTTCCCGGTAAATGCACTATACGTCACCATGGGGGACGATGCGATGTCTTGGGCATTGTCGAGCCATTTATAGTCCAGCATAAAGATGGTGTTGGGAAGAGTACTTGCCCCCATCGGCACTCCCACCAATATCTGCTTATTCACTTTGTCGATGCGGACCCAGATAGATTGAGATGCCGTCCAATTGATACTATTCCAATTCAGTTTACCTGTCAGACTAGCATCCTGCTGTATCTCTGGAGTTATCTTGACGGGATCGGCACCCCAGAAAATGTAAAGACCGCTACGCTCAGCAAATACCGCCCATTCTTCCGTAGCGTCCCAGGCATTAGGACCACAAATACCTACAGTTGACGATACTTCATTGACTTGCCATGACGCGGGCTCATTGATGCCGTCGTCAGTGACGTAGCAGAGATAATGGTCCTTAGCTAAATAGTAGTTACTGCGAAGGGAAAATCCCGCTCTCAGCACCTGCCCATCATTTGGCCGTACCTGTATCTGACTTGTCGTATTGTCGTAGGATTCCGGATTAAATGCATGGGAGAGCCATGCCGTCGAATAATTGTACGGGACTGATGCCGGGTATATCTCGATGCTGTCTACGAGGAAGACACCATTATTGTTAGGAGTTCCGTCAGCGTAGACTTGGAGTAGGAGGTCTGTCGGTGGCGATATAATGGCCGTAGTCAATAGCCCGTCAAATTCCTGGTACGTGGTCTTAGTCTGAGAGGCTTGAACGGCCAGTCCCGGCGTCGTAAATGTCCCAGACGTTGATTGTAAATTGATATGAAGGGTGCCTTGAGTTAACCCGCCGGCAGAAGCGACACGGGCACGGACTCGATACGATGTGTTGCGGGCAATTAAAGGGGCCAGTAAGTAGTCCTGATAGGCCGTTTGAGTTATCTGTCCTCTCTCGGCAGTGGCCCCATCCCCTGTAATGGCGTAGGCATCACCCCAATCAGCGGTAAATCCATTTGTCAGGGCCGAGCCTCCACCGGCATTCGATGCCCCGGCAGTCCATCCAAGAGGAATTACCGCGCCCGCCGTAGGTGTCGTATAGAATACTTTGATGGATATATAATCAATCTTGGCGGTTACAGTCCCGGAGCCATTATTGAATGCCACGATAGCGACACCGAATCCCACATTATTGATGTCGGCAGGTGTCCATGTCGTACCCCATAAATCTAGGCTACTTCCATAAGTTTGCGGACCAATGACTGTACCCCAAAGATTCCCATTCTGATGATTGGAACCCACGAGTATTCCGGCTCGCGTCAATTGAACAATATCATCAGAAATATTTCCTGCTACCGATGCCGCAACTTGAGCGACTACTTGAATTCCATTAATCGTAGCGTTAGATGGAATAGCGAATCCGTAACCAGAAGCTTTGAGTTGACCGCTTGGACCTGCCGGTACGAGTGATGACGATACGATACCGTCGAGAGCAAATACATTCGTGGGATTAGACCACGCCGGAGGTCCACTACTCGATGCCGCTGTTGGACTATTAGGTCCCGCCGAAGTAGATGCCGGGACGCTGGCAGTAAATCCTCCATCAAACATGAGATTAACAAAATTCTGCTGTTGAGTTCGTTCCCCCATCCATCCGAGCCGGGCATTGTATCCGAATACAAAGGAAGGCTCTCCCAATACCCGTTCAGTAGCCAGATAATTGGCTTGGAACCCGGCTATCAAAATGACATCAGTGAAATCGACAGTTAGAGTTGTCGTCACATTGTCATTAATGAGCATCATCGTAGGAGTAGCTAACTGTGTCGTTCCTGTAGGCAACGAATAGAATGATCCTGTCGTCGCCGGGGCCGTAATGACGGGAGTGAATAGAATGAGACGAGCAATGATATTGGGAGGACCTGTGGCGATAGCCGACAATGCTACTTGCTTAGTTCCAGTCGCTGTCCATGTCGTAGGCGACGGCGCATACTGGGTTATGAACCCTTGGCGATTGATGAACGATACGGTGACTTGATGTTTCCCGGCTGTAATATTGCCAGCAGTGGCACTCTCAACAGCAGCAGGAGCAGCACCAGGACCACTCTCTGACACTCTGTCCCAATTCATTCCATCCCACTGCCGGGGAATGTCAAGGCCAAGAAGCGGCGAGGCGTAACCAAAGAATGCTTGATATTCCCGTCCAAACAATGTAGTGGACTGGTAAAGAGTATTAGCCCCCTGAGGACGAACTTGAAGTAAAGTTAATGTCCCGTCAGGGCCCTCTCCATATAAATTACCGGCACTATCCCACACCATCAATTGATGATTAATTGTCGGTGTTAAGTAAGTCTTCAATCCATTGATAGTGGCGGTGCTGGGAATTCCATTTGCCGGCCCGAAGATGGCAAATAGCCCTCCTCTTGTCGTAACACCCCCCTCAGGAAAGTCACAGTCCTGGGTAGATGGAGAGGCCCCTGGAGGCACAACTGTAGGCATTAAAGCGGGATTGTACCCGCCGAACACTTCGATTGGCATGTCCAGTAAATCGGTAGTATACACAAGGACCTCTACAATGCCACGAACGATGCCTCACCGACAATCGTATCAGCCAAGACAGAAGCCGGGTATGCGGCCCCACCAGTAGCTTCTGTGCCCAATCCAGTCAAGACTTTCAATTTGCAATTGGCCTGTGTCGTACCGAGAACGGGGGCGTATTCTGTCGTGATATTGCCGCCATTTGTCCAGGCATCGAATTGAAGGGGAGCGCCCAGAGCTATTACCTGGGGGTGAACGCCAACAAATAATGGATCAACCGTAGCGGTAGTAAAATTGACAGTATCGCCCCCGGTAATATACGTCCCCGACGGCGTCAATTTGAATCCGATACGATACTCGGCCCCGAACTTTCCAGCTTTTGTAATTGTTACTGCGAGTGCCATAGTAATCTCCTTAGATTGGACTTTGAATTCGAGTACCGCGACCGGAATATGGTTGACGACGTACTTGTTTCCGTTGCCGACGCCGGGCCGATATCTGCTGGAGCATGGAAATCTCTTCATCGGCCCGTAATTTGAATTGAGGGGCTATTGCTCCTCCGCGGGATTCCGTAAAGATAGTGGCCCCGTGATAAGCGGCGGCATTGACAACTCCGCGTATCGGTACAGGATCGGTCGGGGCTGACAAGATAGGGAGATGTTTCTCGTACTTTATCTTGACATCCTCGGATTGTAATGCTCCCCTGAACCTAATGCCATCGCCGAGCCATTCCCAATCGACAAGAGCGGTCTGTTGACTCATGTCAAATAACCCGGTATTGGGCTGCATCATGGGAATGAGAAAGTTAGTAGTGTTGTTTTGACGTTCCCATAACTTTAAGGGAAAGATAAGGTCTTGGGGTAATTGCGGAGTCGAGGCCAATACGTTGCCTATGCCATTAGGGTAGAGGATGTTGGTGCCGGTATCATCCACGACCATACGGGCCTCGGGATCTAATGTCGGCATTACCGGGAGGCCAATTAACCACGCCTCTGTTATCATGGTCTCGACACCGACACGGGCCAATTCAATTTGCACTCTCTCGAATGCCCCATTGACGACATCGAACGTAAAGGGAGCGGTATCGGTAAGGACATCGCCGCCGGCCACTTCCGAGTCATTGATAATGACCCGGATGCGATTAAGGACTTGCTCGACGATTTGATACGCTGATGTCGGTATCGGCATCTAAATGGCTCTAAGATAGTCTTTGAATCGACGCTCGGCATCTGGTCGAACTTTTTCACGTTGGCCGGGAAGAAACTCGAACGCGAATCTATGTTCGTGTCCTTCGTATGTTGCCGACAGAATTGAGAACCGTAAATGTCGTTTGCCATGCACGATGAATGGAAACTCTGTGATACCTTGTGAGGTCACTATTGTTATATTCATTATTTTCCCTTTCCTGGTCCTGTTGCCACTACGGGATCTCTGTCGAATTGGTCGGGATACATCTTGACTCGACGTTCCTTTGGCGGCATCTTGGCCAGTACCGTAACGCCCTCATCGAGCCAACCTGAACATGCCGGACACTTGAGGACATTTTCCTTAATCTTAGCGCCACAGCCAGGACAGTCAACCAATTGAACGGCAATGTAGCACCATACCCGTTCCTGTCCCAGTCGGATGCAGGCCCCCTTATGCCTCTCATTGACATTCACTCTACCGGCCTCGGGACCGGCCCAAATCTGGTCTCCTTCCGCTAAGAGTCTCTGATCCTCGGCTTGGAGATTGGCTTTGGCCTGGGCCACTTCCGCTGCCGTTACGAGGCCACGACAGTCATCCTCGAATGCTTCTCTCAAGATAGCTACTGTCGCCGACAATTCAATCTTCTTGTCCCGCATGCTGTCGGGTTCACGGGACACTAAGACAGCGGCTCCAGTGACTTCATCTTTCTCGTAAGCGGTGCGGGCAGGATGCCGATTCAGGTAATTTCTCTCTTCCTCAATGGCCTTTTCAAGATCCCGTGGGACATCGGGATGGGCCGAGCACAGTAACAGTCCCCATTTCATCCGGGGACCGGCATCGGTCCCGATCCCGACAATGGACTTGGCGATGTCATTGGAATGAGCCCATTCCGGTCTCGCTACGAAACGGCCTTCGCCAAGGTCCTGAATTTCAGAGCCGTCATACACGACTAGCAAACCAAATTGTTTATCTTGAGCTGCCGGGACCCTATAGAGTCCAGACAGACCATTGTGATGTAAGTACGATTCATTGGATACATTGATGACGAGACTAACGCTCATACATTCTCCTTGTCGGTACTTTGAGGTACCGTTCCTAGATCACCGTATAGAGGTGGAGCCCCCATACCGTGTTGTTCTGGTACCGTCACAAAAATTTCCCCGGCAAAAGGTCGTAACCCTTCGCGGAGTTGATCCCGAACTTTATTCACGTACCCTTGCTCTTCTTTCCTCAATCTTTGCTCGATAGCTGCCCGGCGCTGTAACAGTGACATACTTCCCCGTCCCATTACGATCATCCTGACGATATCGGCAACAACGTCAATGACGAGAGGAATAGGAGTGCCATGACTGGTGCCGTCGCTGGTCAGAGGATAGCACAATTCATACTCTCCCCTTTCAGGATAAGGTCCGGCAGCATCAATTGTCAGGCCCCCTACGATCTCCCGCCCGACCTCTTCCCATTGCTCTCTCGTGCCGTAGTCTTGGGGGGGACGCCACATTTCCAAGTGCCAGCAATTCCCCGGCAGATACTTCGGCACAAGTCTAGTTTCAATGACGGAACGTTCGAGTTTCATAAATTTCCGGTACTCTCGATGCCCCGTAAACTTATCGGTAAGTTTCGCTTGGTAATTGCCCCATTCCTGCCACTCACCATAGATGGGCACGATACGGTCATAACCCCAAATGACCCGGAACAGGGGATCTCCGTAAGGATTGAGACCCCCTGCCAGGGACAGTTCTCTCACGACCTCGGGAGGAGGCGTGTGATGTTCAATGCGCTCGACCTTTGATTTCACGCGGATTGTGCCTGTTCTGGTGCCGATACCGACACCATGACTTGGACTTCAATGCCGCCTGAAATAGTCCTCTTGACACTGAGGACTTCACCCTTGAGTTCGGCATCCTCAGAACAGAGAGGGAATTCATTGTCCGATTCAACGGTAGAGGTCAATAAATGGGCGTTGCCTTCATGATTAGTGTCTTTGGTTGATACGTGCACTGTTATCCTCCATGAGAATTCAGATACTGTACAGCCTTTGCCATCCAATCGGAATCGGCCTCCAATTTGTGTAGGAGCGGATTACAGTGGCCACAAAGGAGACCCCGATTCCGTAGAGTCGTATGATTGTGGTCAACAGCCAGTGCTCTTCCAGATCCCACAGGATCACTGCAAATAGCGCAGCGGCCGTCTTGGGCAATGAGTTGAGCATCGTACCATTCGACCGTGACACCGTATTTACGTTTGAGATCCACTTTTCGATTGAGCTTCTGTCGAGTTTCCATTGGAAGAGATCGCCGGTATACTGTCGCGTACTTTGTAAGTTCTCCGCGATGACCTTCACGGTATCTTCTGCGCGATTCTCGAACCTGATCCGGGTGCTCACTTTTCCATTTGGAATTTTTGGCATTGGTCCTGTCCGCGAAGTTCTTTTGCCATTCCGTAGTAAGTTTGATCGCACAGTTCTTACAGCGGGATTGGCACTTGTCAGGTGACTTCGTATGTTTGTGAAAATCCGAGAGAGGCAATTCGACCTTACAGATACTGCAAGTTTTCGTTTTGCCTCTCTCGTCATTTTGATTGTCCATTTCTTCCTCCCAAAATCAATCTACCATGTCGGGAGGAGAATGTCAATTAATATCCGCTAGTAACCACCGACGGGCAAAGCTAGGCCGTCGTAGAAGACCCCAAACCGCGGACAGTCCATAAACACATTGAATACCGTGTCGAAATAAGACAGGTACCCGGCCAGCAATCCACCAGACTGACCATAGAGTTGGAATACCGTCTGGCCACCCTCTTCAAATAAATCCACTTCCTTGGTCACGCCCCGGCCCCAATGCTTGAGGCAAAGAAGGTCGATGCGCTGGATCGTGGCGTGGATAGAGGTCTTGATCGGGATGCCGCCAAAGGTCTTAGGGGGCCTTCGTGACAACATATCGGGAGTCGATTCTCCCTTTTGCATCGCCCGAATATCGGTCGTGACGGAGACATTGACATTTTCCCATGCGGCCTCTTGATCGACGTTCATAAAGGCTACCATAGGTTCGTCGAATTCAACTCCCAACACTCTACGGAGCTTGTTCTCGCCAAGACGACGAAGTGCCGGCGTGATAGTAGCGCCCCCGGCAGCGACGTGCGGAGTCTTGAGGACTTCGGGGTAAGTTGATCGGGCCAGATTGTTCCACGACCCTGACGCCGAATCGACGTGGTTATAAAGGAGTCCTTCCAAGGCCACTGGATTGGCTCCCCCAGCTCCCTGACTGATGTTAATTACGAGAGCATCGCCGACGCTCGTGCCGGCGGGGAGAGCATTCACAGTAATGGTCTTGAGAAGAGGATCGACCTGAGTGATCGTGGCAAGACCTCTGGAGGCCGACGCTAGACCCGCGGGGTAGACTTGAATGTCCTGGTTAAAGTAAAAGATGTTGGGGTTGGTGACAGTAAGGGTTGTCCCCGATATCGCCACGATGGAATCCTCGGTGCCCGTACCGTTAGTTTGATAGACACAATCGAGGAATCGCTTGAACATCTTCATGGCTTCGGCTACTTCCCGTACAGCTACGTCCTCGACAGCCTTGTCATTGCCTTTGGTGGCGTATTCAGCGAGTTTAGATACCTCGAATGCCCACCGATAGTGCAGAGTAGAGAGTGTGGCAACGTCCCAGGTTGACCCCGAGCCGCGTCCCATGTCATCAAAGTCGGCGGTCCCTTGACTTCCTTTCCCTCCAGGCCGCATCAAGATGGGGAGACGGATATTACGGGTTGAAGCGTCGATAACATCCCCTCTCTTATCAATCATATCAAGTAAGATGTGTTCCTGTTCGTAAGCCGTTGGGACCGTCTTTCGTACCTTTTCGAGTTGTAGAGCAATTGACTGGATATTTGACGGGGGTGCCATTGGGCATCCTCCTTAAATTTAGGATGAGGCCATCTCCTGACGCATAGCCTCGACGGTAGTCATTCGACGACCATCTTTATGGAACCATTGGCCATTCGATTTGAATGGTCCTGTCGGCGTTTTGTTGCCGTTGTCTGTAATCACCGATTTAACCGGCGGTCTCTGCCCAGTACGAGTCTGTACTGTTGTCCTGTTCGCATTAATAAGTTGAGGAGTCTCTACTTTCAAGACATCCCGTACCATGCGGTTAAGGAGCCATTCCTGGGTCCAAGTTGCTCTCTGTATCTTTAGGGCCCCGTCAAGGTCACGGGACTGATATGCCGCCGTCACCTTTCGCATGAAGGCCGGACTATTCTTTAGAAATTGCTGCATCTTCAAGCAGACCTTATCGACAATCTCGGCCCGTTTTTGCGGTGTTATCGTTTTGATTGCAGCCAACTTTTGGATTACTTTATGTTGACTGACAATCTCACGTTGCTGTTTCACTCCCTCTGTCTGGAAAGAGCGATTGAATTGTTCATTCGTTTTCTGGGTATCAGCTTGGCGCTGACGGTCCAGTTGCTGCCGATCTCTATTGAGGGCTTCTTGACCGGGGTCGGGACGGCGCTCTTCCACGAATGGAGCGAGGCGATTCAGAACCTTGTCTAGGCCCGGAACAAGACCTTTCAGGCCGTCTGTCGCCGCTACATGTTCCCTCAATTCAATTAATTGTTCCCATGACCCGGTCCCGACAAGCGTCGCTCCGACTATCTTCCCCATGACATCATTGTAACTGTCACGGTCAAGACGAGCCCATTCCTTCGGCAGAGTCTTGAACAAAGCAACGGCAGCATTACGGTCACTCGTGAAGATGTTGTTAATTAACTCTGAATGACCGGCATAGTTGCCGTCCTGGTCTTTCATATAGGTGAGGTTGTCGATGCCTTCAATTTCCTTCACGTCCTCTTCAAGGGCTTGGACATCTTGGAGGCCATTGGGGAATCGTTCTCTCATAGCCTTGGCTTCGGCTACGGTCGGGAAGACATCGCGATAGGCTGCATCCCGTCGCATCGTGGCCTCTATCGTGGCTTTGATGTTCGGGTGAGTGGCCAGTATCTTGCCCAGCTCCGGAGCCTCTTTCATCATTCGACGGATTTTACCGCTAACGTGACCGGCGAAGTCTTGAGTTTCAGGATCTTCCTTGATCGTCGGTTGAGTCTCAGTCGTTTGTTCCGTCGATTGAGTTTCCGTAGTCGGCTGCTCAACGGTTTCGGCTCCAGTATCGTTAATGTCGAAGTCTAGGCCGGTGTCGAGGCTGGTGCTGGTGTCGGTACTTGTCCCGGTATCGGTCCCTGCATTCAACACAGTTGTGTCGTCATTCATACTATGCTCCTTCACCCTGAGGGTGTAATTGATTCGGCATCGGCTTCGGTGCCGGTTTCGCTGCTTTATCCAGCATCACCTTGTCGATAAAATCCTGTGGCGTAAGGTTGATGCCAAGTTGAGCAAGAACTTGCTGTTGCGCTGCCGGAGGCAGGTCCTTGAAATTGGTTGTAAAGGTCTCGGACAGGGGCTTTGTCGGAGGCGGGGGCTTCGGAATCATGGCAGATTGAGCTTGCATATACTGTTTAATGGCCTGCCATGCCAATGGATTCTCTCTCTTAAGTTTCTGTCCTTTGGCATCATTCAAATACCATTTACAGGTGGCAGCCTCGACATCGTGAAAATCGCTGTCGTCAGGTTCAACCATCGGGACGCCGCCCATTGGCTGGTCCTCTGTCGGAGTCAGAGCTTTGATGATGTCGGCGATGGCTTTTAGGGCCTTGCGTCGGGGCCCGGCATTGGGATTCTTAAGGTCAGGAATGCCCGTCAACTTCAATATCAGTTCGGCATTTTCCGGGTCCTGAGCTAGAGGCTGGCCATAGGGAGAATCCATTATTTGCATTAGGGTGGCTCTCTGCTGATTCCACAATTCGGGGAAATTCTCGTCGCCTTCGGGATAAGCTTCGGCCTCACCTTCCATAGCAGTAACATCGACGGCATCGGACTCGAAGTCACCGGAATCGCCCAAGACAGGAGATTTAATGACGCCGTCAACGTGTTGTTCAAGGTCCCGGCAAGCTAAAGTCAAGATATCGGCATGGGCCTGCTTTAGATTGACATAGAAGATGCCCATACGACCCATGGCTTGATCCCGCTGCATGGCCTGTTGCCCTAGTGTCTCGGGAGTTGAGCCCGGAGCAGCGGCTCCTGACAGTGCCGGGTATGCCCCCGATATCTCGTCCGATACCGGCCCCATTAGTGCCTGTTCATGGGCCTGCATCGTAGAGGAAGCGGCATCGGCCCGGACTTGCATAATCCTATTCTGAATCTGTTGATTCGGCTGGAGCGCAACTTCTACTTCGAGTCCCGGCGCGGCTCTCTGGTCTTCATTGGCATCGCCATTGAACGTGTCAGAGGCTCTGTAGGTGATAGGAATGCCGTATTCGTAGGTCTCGGCCTCGATGTTAGAGAAGGTGTTGACACGATCCTGTATCGACAACATGGATGTCCCGATAGCTGGCCGGTGTTGTCCTCTACCGGGCATGACATGGCAGGTGACAACACAGTCATCCATACTTTGAGCTTCACTCTTGAGATAGGTTGAGCCGCAGAGTTCGACTCGGCAACCTCTCGGGAATAGTTCTAATAGTTCCTGCCTTTTCACTTTATCGTCAATCATCCAGAAAGCAGAAGGACGGAACCATACGACGGCGTAGGTACAGAGAGCTGCTTGAGCCGATCCCGTTTGCGTCAACAGTTTGGTGTTTTCGGCGACGGCGAGACGGGCATTACGTTCAAACGAGTCATCAGCGCCGAAAGCCAGGCCGGGCTTAATTTCGTCAGCTTTCTCATCAAACGCAGCCCGTAGTGTGGAATAGTGCACTTCACGCTCAATACCAAAATAGTGGTATTCGGATTGATCTTGGACATGCTGAGGACGTTTACAATTAAGGGCTCCAAATACGGATATGACTTGACGGCCTTTCGGGGCATCTATTGTGCCTCCGTCCTCGGGGACCGGAATGGGCTCGCCGGGCACAATGTCATCAGCTGTGAGTTCATGGCCACATTCAGGACAGGGCACAGGAGGCTCAGCTTGATTCGCCGGTGCCGACCATCCACACTGAGGGCACAGTAACGTATCATTGGTGGCCTCTTCACTCTCAGTAAGTAGCGCCAATGAATCAGTCCCAAACTTCTCTCCGTCGCCGACATATCGAGTCCAATAGGCAATGAATCCGCCGGTCCAGGCATGATAAGTTTCCTCCTGTAGCATTTTCTGGGGAGGGTTCCATCGTTGAATTAATCGCGCGAGCTTTGTGCGACCATCGGCAGTCTCAAGGTCCGCTGCGTTATCGGCATCGGAAGGAAAAAAACGGACTCTGGGAGGAGCTCCTGCCACCGCACCAATGACCATGAGTCCTCTTGCCTGGTAGATATTGGTGACGAACTCGAATCGGGGCTGGTCGTCGATATTGAGATCGCCGTAATTGACGGCTTGAGCTTGTGATGGCAATTGCCATGTCTTGTCGTTGCTCGACCACCAGACATACTGGCGGCCTCCCCAATAGTACTCGGCTTGCTTGACATCCTTGACCTCTACTAATCGAGGATAGCGGTCCTCTGAGACGCACTTGAGGTAGAGGGTATAGAGACATTTCTGTAACTCTTCATTGCCTTCAAGAGGATCCCCCGGCTTAGTAGCCGACGAGGTATCGACACTCTCGGTGTCTTGGCCGACAGTGTTATTCATTTCGAGATTGTCGTCAGTGGCCATAAATTAGTGGTGCATTGCCTTAAATCCCTTTGCCGATGCAATCATTCTACCAAGTCGCCCACTGTGATGGCCCGATAGTTTCGACGCTGGTATCTTATCGCCTTCGGGGATACCTAGAGCCCGATGGAGAGCCCCTGGGCGGACACTGAAAGAGCCCTTTGACCCTAACAACACCTTTTTCTTCCTTGGCATCACGTGTCTAGCCATTTCGTTTCCTCTTACGTGGCATTACATGTTTCTTCGTTAATGATCCCTTCGGTGTAGCTCTGTCCCATTCCTTGACCCCTTCCTTACCCAAGGCAGCGACTCCAGAGGGTGAATGCCCCCATTTGGCCTGTGCTTTACTTTTCCATGGCATTTAGTTGACTACCTTCACTGTCAATGCCTGTAGAATGAGACCGGCCCCATCTGTTCCTGTCGTATGCAAGTAAATGACATTGAGACGGGCAGCATCGGCAAGATTAAGTAATGCTGTCGTCCCAATCAAAGTATTGGTCCCGGCACCGGATACGCCAAGGGCAGCGGCACTACCACTCAATGTTCCGCCCGCTGTATTGATAGAGCCTCCTGTCGCTGTGGCTCCTGTCGCTGTCGTGATGAAGTCTTGGCAGAAACTCATAGTCAGGATGCCGGTAGCGGTCATATTTTCATAGCCGATAACGACGCCTTTGCCGGCAGTATTCTGGCCATTGGCATCCCATTGGAATTGAATAGCCTCGATAGTGTCGGTAGAGGTGCTGGCGTTAGTGGCGTAACCGCAGACTTCAAGGGTCCGGCCTACGTAATTCATAAAACCGGGAGCGATATTGATAGTGCCAAGGACGTTGGGCGTGACTGTAGCAGCGGCTGTCGTAATAGTGAAGGGTTGGGATCCGGCAACAGTGCCGGGAGTTCCCAGGTGACTGCCTGGAGTGTAAGTATAGGCTGTGCGGCCACCGGGATTCGGGACATAAATTGTAGTACTGGACGCTGTCGTAAGTTCGGGCTCGATCTGGGATGTGTTCAAGGTAAGGGCCGACACGACAGCACCACTTCCGGCCTGATTATACGTTGTATTGGGCAAGGCACAGGCCGGTGTGATGGTTTCAACTACCGTAAGGGTACAGACACCGTTAGAGACCGGATAGACGCCGACAACGGTAGGCTGGGCCACTAACGGGACATTGTAGGCACTGATATAGGAGCCACCATTCAAAGTAATGTAGATTTTATAGCCGACTTGACCTGTTGCGGCTGCCGGTATCGTGTAGCCGATTTGATCTGTAGTGGCCACGCCCGATGTAGAAATTGTGAAAGTGGCTGAACAGGGACTTTCCTGACCTGCGATATCGACGTAGGTGATGCAGGTAATGTAAGTGTTGCTGCCGGTGTAGAAACCTCCAGTGAAGTTGGCTCCATTGACGCCGAAACCGGCCGTGGCAGCTGTTAGAACAGCGGGCGCTGTCGTGATAGTGGCCCCGCCTTGTATGGGCCAGTATTGGGGGGCTTCGAGTCGCTGGTCATAGACGGCCACGTTAGCGAAAGGAATAGCCGCCGTCAGCATGGCATTGGTCCCGCCCATTTGACGCCAGACAGTGTCGATAGATACCATGCCGCCACCTAGAGCATTGGCATAATTAATGGCCGTCTGGAGACCGTAAGTTCCATCCGTCACGACGGCGGATTGACCGTGAGTATTGGCGAAAGTAGCGGTAATTGACGCGCACTGGACTGACCCGCCAACACCAATGTTACCGGCTGGGCATGTCCCTACTGACACTGCTGTCGGCGTCACGGTCTCGGCAGCTCCTTGACCCCAATCTACCGTCACGGGCGTAAGGACACTAAAGACAGTTTGGAGGGCCACTGTGGTGCCATCGGCCATTTGGAGGCCACCAGCGCCCCCTGTCGAGCCCGCTATGATGATGGTGCCGACCCCGGTAGCGGAATTTCCTGAAATGACACGACCTTGCCAGAAAAAGGCTGGGGCATAGAAGGTGCCGGCGGGACGAGACAGAGACGATGGATTGCCCGAGGCTCCGGGGAAATTCTGGGCATAGGAGATAGAGTAGAGTCCCATTGCCATAAAGATAGAGAGAACTACAGCAAGATACTTTTTCATGGTGTTCCTTTCAAAATTGAATGTCATGGTTAGTCCATTTCCCCTTGTTCTAACGGCATCGGAGCGCCTTCGGATTGGACATCATCCGCAGCGCCTCCTAGATGCTGGTGGATATGTTCGGCCATGCCTTGGGCATCGCCGTGACTGTGCTCAAACTTTTCATGCTGTCCCGAATGGTGCATGATGTGGACAGTATGGCCCTGAGAATGGCTATGGATGTGGATATGGGGAAGATGCTGGCCCGAGCCCTGCTCTACGTCGTGAGCGCCTTTGATGGAATCTCCACCTTGACCTTCCATGTGTGCCCCGCGTTGCTTATTCATGTTGTACATTTTAATCATCCTCACTTTCCCAATGATTGCAGCAGCCGAAGTACTCGACCGTGCCCGCTACTTTCATGCAAGGACCGTTACCGTTCTCGGAACCTCGATAGTACTCGCAATTACCGCAGTGTGTTGGACCCTCTTCGACATAGCCCGCAGTTTCCTTGCTAATCTGATCGACATCGACAGGAAGATTAGGCTTAATGCCGTCGAATACCCGACCATTGACATAGAGACCACAGACGCCATGAGGACCATTGATGGGACCGGCAACTTCAATACATTTGCCGTGACTTGATTCCGACCCGATAAATTTCCAGCAATCGCCACAATGAGCCCCGACCTTAGAGCCGAGGGATTCTTCATCGAAATATAAAACAATGGCTTTGTCGAGTTTGTTTGACTTGTCACCACGTAAGATTGCCTCCGTCGAACCTCCACCCCGAGTCTCAGCCATTGTTTATTTTCCGTCCCCCATCAGTTACCTCAAGCCATCGGCGACGTTGAGGCCAACTCATTCCCAACATAGGATTCCTCGGATGTTTCAGTACCTTTACGTTGGCCCTCTCTGTTGGCGGAACATCGGCCAGAGTCTTGACTACTTTCCCGGCATCGTCATATTCGACAGCGAATTGCCGCTCAACATCCCGTAGCCTTGTTTCGAGGGCAGCTACGGTTATGCCTATGTCGCGTATGGCGGCTTCGTACTCAGCACGAGTTGGAACAGGCAGCTTCATCAATTGTTTTGCACCCTAAACAGGTTGCATCCCGCGGCGGCAAGGCTAGTAAGTCGAGATTGCAGTCCAACTGTTGCTCCCGATGCGATAGAGATATTCGCTGCACCATCTATCGTTTCGGTGCCAAACGGAACTATGGTAGAACCTACTGCATTGATATTTTTGAACCACCGCGTTTGCCCAGTCCATCCCTCGCATGGTACCATCGTAAAGTTGCCCGCACCAAAGTTAAGAACCACATAGTTATCCGCTTGCTGCATCTGAGAACAGACTACCGTCCCGGCGCCGGTCTGGGCGCCCAATCCGCTTGTATCGTTGTATGCAGTAATCGTAGTAGCATTGCGGGCGTTGATCCACCAACCGAACGGACTGACTCCCGCAAGATTCGAGTTGCTGTATCCGGCAGGAGTCGTACCTGCAACCACGGCCCAATCTCCTACTTGGCAATTGGCAGGAGTAGCCGCCATGGTAATGGTCATTGTGTTGCCAGTTTCGCTAAGGGCCGTAGTAGCGACAGCAGCAGTTGCAGGAGCTGCATATACCGCGGCTGCCGAAAAATCGTGAGGACCAAGCAACGATGCAACAGCTTCGTACACAAGAGCTGATGTGATATTTTGAGAGCAACCCGCCGTCTGGTGGATGCCATCCGTGAAGCATGCGCCCGTGCTTGCTCCAGAAGCCCCCAATATCTGTACGGATGCTAAATCGGAAAGGTAGGATACGCCGGAAGCAAACGCGTTGTTGCGAATAGTCGTGTCGAGAGTTTGGATGGTGGCGTCGAATCCGGTACTGGACACCACCGTGGATGCGATCAGCTTGCATCCCGTATTTGCCTCGTTACGTAAGACCGAGCTGAGGTTGCCCCACGTTTGCGCAGCCGTCTCCCCACGTGAAACAATGTCTACAGTCCCCAGCCAGTTATGGATGAGACACACGCCGCCGTTGCCAGCAACCGATTGGCTACCGTTATAGACTGGGACCATAGGCTGAGCGATATAGGGAGTAGTCGAGAGTTCCGCCAGAGCTGTGTTGCCTGAGATAGCAGGCATGGAAATTAGAGATACGAGTGGTGTTGTCAAGGCTGCGTTCACATTTCCGAAATAGACGTAAAGACCGCCAGGAGATTGCGTCTGCGAGTCACCCACGAGTATGATCGTGTTGCCGGATGTCGTAGTCTGCCCATTCATTACGACACCATTCTTTTGCAGATAGTCACGAATGATGTAGTAGGCAGCTTTGATTTGGTTGGAAGTGGCTTGACCACTGAAAGCAGCAATGGCATAAATGGTGCCATCGAGATAAGTGCGAAGGCCAAACCCGATACCGGCAGCCTGTCCACCAACAACGTAATGGCCGATGGTCTGGGCAGCACAGTTCGTCTGGCCAGTAGGGATAATTGGGTTGATGTCGTTATAATAGATTCTGTCGTTGCCCCCGCTATTAATAACGCCTGCCGTGAAGACTGGGGAACCTACTGGCAAGAGGGCGGTAGAGAGATCGGCGTTGCCACTGTTGCACAGTATGGATGGGATATAGCCCGATGGAACGGTATTGCTGAATGCCGTGATGCCGATGATAAGGCCATCAGCCCCAGTAGCGCCACCGTTGCCATTTCCCATGATAGGGCTTTGAAAATTGCCGCCTACGCTCGTATAGGACGCCACCGCTATGAGAGTTTGGGCAGGATTGATAGTTGCGGGCATGTTGATACATTGGGATGAAGCACTGACGAATGTGAGGCCAATTACGGGTACCCAGGTGGGATTGTTACAACCACTACCAAATGTAAGGTTGTTGCCCTGGCCAGAAAGATCATGCCAGACGGTGCCGGAACCCTCCGTGGGGAAGCCGATGAAGAGAGGACCGGTGATGCCAAGTTGCAAGATGGAATTGGCAGCGGTGGGAGCGGAATTGGCGGGACCGGAACATACCACAAGCACTGTGCTGGACGTAGCACAAAGGAACTGGTTTGTGGTTGTATTATAAAACACGTTGCCACTGACGAAAGTGACGGGGTTGCTCGTAACATAAGTTATGCCAGAACCACTGCCGGGGAAATTTTGGCCCTGACCTCCCACAATGATAGGGAAGATCAGGAATACGCATAGCAACAGGTATGGCAGTAGTCGTCTCATGCAAGTCTCGTAATTTTAGCTACCCAATCGACATCATTGGCCATAGTTTTCAGGAACAGACGCATGAATTTACCTCCCGTTGGAGATAAATCTACTCGGGCTCTGTCTGTGGCGGCAACGACAACAGTGATGGCATAGACTGTGTTGGACGGTTGGATATAAGCTGCGTCACAATCTGTGTCAGCTTCCTGCACATCAATCTCGAATGTACCGGGAGCGGCTGGAGTTAGTCCGGGAGGTACAACGGAAGCCACTTCAATACAGGCCATTGGAGGGGGAGACCCGGGCTCTCCAGCGCTGAGGACTACGGCTAAAGATGCCGTCCCGACCGCAACCTCTTCGCCAATTACATTGTTATCATTAATTGGAAGTTGAGTTGCCGTCGCGTTTAAGACACCCCAAACATACGTGGAGTCCCCTTTACTTAGAGCAATGGGACTGATAGGGGAATTGACAGGTACGGTGCCGCCAGCAACGCCAGGATATTGACCCATATTAAGCCGCTCCTCCTGCTGTATGTGGCCGCCATACTCGACCTAGACCGCCTCTATGTCGTCCTGCCAAGGCTCGTTCCCTTGCCGATACCCGACGATGTAAATTCGCTATCGTATTGATGTCAAGGTCCTCAACAGCGCTGTTGCGGGCAACGGCAAATTCCACAATTTTGTCGTGAACTTTCTCGCCGATAGGTTTGACACCGGGGCGTTGGCGGGACTTGATGCCGTAACGGGCACTATCCCACGCGTCGTCACCGTCAAATTTCTCGATCTCTTCGGGGTCGTCCTCGGCTGTCGTAATCATGGGGATGACGTCGATGAGTTGACGACACGAGGGATCAATTTCGAGTGTCTTGGACTTCATCAGCTCGTACATAGCTTGAGCGCCATGGACTCTACTGTTGTCGGCCTCGGTCGGATAGGGCATCCCGTTACGTTGAAATATTTCCCCCATCTGGGCCGCGAAGGAATCCTGTTCAGACCGTTTCTGGAAAGCGTCAGGAGACAGATAGATGGCGTCAATTAATTTGCGCTCATCCTTATCGGTCCGGTCAACTATTTCCTGGGCCTGGGATCGGGCAGAATGGTGATTTGAGACTGTTTCCCGGTAAATTCTCGTTACGGGTCCGACTTGGGCCAGCCAATGACAGGACATCGGATGCTGGAATCCCCAGTCGATTCCCAGCCAGCGCGGGTGCCAGTCCCGGTCAGGAACGCAACGCTTGACGTAGACGGCTGGGTCCCAAATGTCATAGAATTGACCGGCGAATTCGTCCCAATTGCCCAGTAGCCAACCAGTACGCAGACGTTGCGGCAAATTATCTAATTCATGGCCCCGTTGCGTATATTTGATGAAGAATTGGAATCTCTCTTGATCGGACAGACCCTTAATGGGCTCGGTATGTCCCATGACGCAGTTACCGCCAAAGTCGAGAACTCGCCGGCCCCGGTCATTCGTGCAGCCGTAGAAATCGCACATTGTCCCCGACGGCACCATTTTGCGCTGGACAAGGGTTGACCGGCACCATTCGATGTTGTCCCAGGCATAAGAGGGAATGAACGCGTAGTCCTCTTCCCGTTCCCGACCATGATATTGGCGCTTATACATCAGGCGACGGATGTAGGCGTGGCTAAGACCCCCCGGATTCATGCCCCATACCGTCTTACATAAACGGTCCGGTATCGGCTTACCTTTGACTCGGCCAGTCCACCGCCGCGTTTCATTTAACTTGACCAGCATCATTTCGGAGCATCGCGTAGCCTCATCCACGATGACATCCATGAATTCCTTGCCCTGAAAGTCGTCGATGTCGGACTCATGTTCGGCGAATCCAAAGACTATTCTCGACACCGGCGTAGTTGGGATAATGAGAGTCTTTTCGGACGCCTTCCACCAGTCCCGCGTAATGGGCCATTGCTTGAAAAATACGCCCTCCAGCACCGTGTCCCGTAATTGATTCCACTTGCGCCTGAACATCAATCCTGCCGTCCCCGGATATCGAAATCGGCGCAACAGCATAATTGCGGCCTCGGCATGGGTCTTGGCCGAACCTTTGCTACCGCCAATGCCGAGACAGACCGGGCCGTTATAGTCCTCTACCATAGCCAACAGTTGGCGCTGCTTTGGCTGGAGACTGATGTTGAGATTGATGGGAGGGGCCATAATTAAGTGCTTAAGAAGACCTCAACTTTCCGTCGAATCAGGCTGCGGATTTAGGCCATTCGCGACCGCCTTTTCGAGCGGCAAAACCAATCCCCCATAACGGCCCACAATCATCAATGTGCCGTCCGGTTTCTTCTCTTCGATGAACATTCCATTACGATACGTTCGACCTGTCGGAATCCAATCTTCTGTACCGGCCACGGCTAGGCTCCTGTTTCCATGGAAACACTTTCAATTCTACTTTTCCCTAAATTTCCCGTATCCAGCTCGACATTTTCCATGGAAATGACATCAATTCCCATTTTTGGGGAATTTCCACTCAGGTCGAAAGCGGTGGCCCCCGCCGTCTCTCTATTAGCGGGGGTGCCGGGTACGGGGTCGTTACCTATCTCTACGTTGGCCCTAGTCCATGCTATGACATAGACCATGAGGCCGG